TTACCACCCAACTCATCTTTAATTGATAATAGAGTTATTACATGGTCTTTGATTGCTTGTGACCAATCATCACCACCTACCCAATCAGTAAGTTTTAATGCAGCACCACCAACAAACGCTCCAGCACCAAACGCGGCAAGACCTAATCCAACGCCTGCCATCGTTAGCATAAATGCTCCACCATCCATTAACATCTTCATATTACCGCCTAGTTCATCTTTGATAGACAGTAACGTAACAACGTGATTTTTAATTGCTTCGGACCAGGACTTATCCCCACCTATCCAATCTGCGAATGCCAATGCACCTCCACCAACAAATGCACCAGCACCAAATGCGGCAAGACCTAAACCAATACCTGTCATGGTCAACATAAATGCTCCACCATCCAGTAGCATTTTCATGTTTCCACCGAGTTGGTCCTTAATAGAAAGTAGAGTTACAACGTGGTCTACGATTGCTTGTGACCAGTCGCTTCCGCCCGACCAATCTGCAAGTGCCATACCACCACCAGCAACAGCGGCACCAATACCGAATGCTCCAAGAGCGAGACCTATACCACCAAGAACTGCAATAAGCACACCACCTTCAGCAAGAAGTTTTAATAGACTACCATCTGCTACTTCATCTTTGAGTGACATTAATGTTTTTATTTTTCCTACTAGTTTATCTGCATCAAAGTCAAGCAATCCTGCGAATGTTGCAAGTAATGCGGCAACGCCACCAACAAGCGCGGCACCCATAAGCATTCCTTTGCCCGATATACCTTTACCCATTGGTTTGATTGCTTGTTGGTCTGGTGTTACATTCTGTCCAGATAGACCTGCTTCACGTTCACGTTCAGTTTGTCCTGCACGTTCAAACGCATTATCTGGCGCCAATGCTTCACGCAACAAACGCAACTCTTCAACCATTGTATTAGAGTTGTCAAGCATCCCAGACATATCTAAAGCGATACTGTCTAAGAATGCTATTTGCTGTCCGCCTGTAGATTGAACTTCAATCTTTAGACTTTCAATTGCGTCTGCTAGTGATGCTATATCTGCCATTTAATTATTCCTTACTTCTTTTTATCTGCATAAGCATTTGCACCAAAGTAGGCGGCAACAATTGCTGAAGTGGCAACGAAGTAAGTCGGAGCAATATCTCCGATAATATTCGCCGCTGTATCATAACCTAACATTGCTGTAATCAAAATCGCCCCTGGATAGTTGAATATACCCAACAAAGCGAACCATGTCATATATCTCATTGCATCTCTTCTCGCGTCTGCATCTTCAAGTTCTTTACGTTTGAACTCAAGATACATCTTCCGTTCATCAGAAGTTACAATACCATCCCCATTAGTGTCTGCTGGATGGAAACCTGCTTCTTTGATATCTTCTCCCATTTTACCCTCTCTGTCTTTGTTTCTCTTTTTCTTCTTCCAAATACTGCACTAGAAGAGTTACATAGACTTCCCTCTCCCACGGCATCATATTTTCTAACTCGGTTAGAGAATATTTGTGATGTTGCATTAGCGCAAAATTTGTTTTCATTAAATTAAACAAATCCTCGTGAGAGAGGCCTATGCTAAAAAATTCTGCAACCCACTTAATTCTCTTTCGCAGTGTGTTCCGCAAACAGAACAATCATACTCTAGTTTTCCTACCATTCTAGGCATTGTTGTAAAGAATGCCTTAATCTTATCAAACTGTGCCTGTGTCATATTCTCAATAAATTCTTGCAACTCTTCTTTTGAAGTTGTCTTTGCATCGATGATGTTACCATCATGTTCAATTGTTTCGATACAATTTGCTAAGAACTTAAAATTATCATCTATATTATTTAGGTCATTTAGTTGTGTTAGATTTATCAAAGTTGGATATTTCATGTTAACAGTAATATTGTCTGTTATTTTAATATTCTTTTCTGCAACGGCATCTGATAACTTAATATCCCTCAAATCTACACCTGTCTTTGTTGTTCCCTTACATTCATCATCAGTACATGCAACGCTGAACTCTGTTATCTCACCTACAGACTTTTCTCGTAGACGCAAGAAGATATTTTCAATATCAAAGATAGGTAAGTCTCTTGCGTTTACTTTACCAAATGTGCAGTTTTCAATAATCTGCGAAATGCCATTAACAACGGCCTCTGGTTTACCATCTTCTGCCGCCAGCAAAAGAATTTTTTGTTCTTTAACTAAGAACGGTCTGTATTTAATTGTCTCACCTGATGATGCTAAAATCAAATCATAGGTTGGAGTGTCAATTCTTGGTAGTGCCATATTATTTTCTCCTCATAGTATATGGTTATTTAGAAGGGACTGTTAGAACTGTCATATTGTCCTGGTGCTGTCCCATTGTTACTTGAATAAATGGTTCTGTCTGGTTGTCCGCCAACAACCCCATTTGTTGGATTATAGTACACACTGCTATCTGGATGTGATGTTGATGTTACGTTACCAACTCCCATCAATGTGCTTGTGTTTGTCCATTTTCTATATTGAAACTGAACTTGTAATGTTGGAACCGCATTGTTACCTGCGCCCAATGGTACTTCTGCTACAACTTTGGGATAACATTCTTGTAATGTACATTGATAGCGAGATACGATAATACTGTTTTGAATTGTTCCGATATCAGGTAATATTCCAAACGTACCGAAACGACCTTCTCTATTATCTAGTGCTAAGATATGAACATTAGTTGTGTACTCATTATAGTAATTCATATGAGATGAATCCTCATCAAAAATCATCCCTTGCCAAATCTCAAAGAAGTCTTTAATTTGATAACTTGCATCAATATAAAAATTCATACCTACGGGAGTGTAACTGCGACCATATGGTATTTCTCTTCCTGGACCATAAACTTTTTGTAATTTAGTGTCTACGTTTAAAGATGGTAATGCTGTTGCTTCACAGAATAACGATGCTAGATATTGTCCATCTGCTTTCACAAAGTTATTGATAAGACCACCAAAAGCATCATTTGCACCTCTACCACCAGTTCTGAATAGTGATGCGAAAGGATTTGTTAATCCATTTTGATTTGCTGAAGGACCTCTCGGCATATCGATGATAACAAGATACTTACTTGCTCTTGCAAAGTCTCTTGTTTTTGCGTTTGCTAAAAATTCTGATATTGACATTATCTCTGCCTCATTTTTCTGTTGCTATCTAACCAAACTTTCTGTTTACTGCTACCTCTGAATTGTTCAGTTGGTAACATAGCGGCAGTTGTCCAGTCATCCGGTTTAATAAAAAGAAGTCTCCCTTTAATTAGACTTTTTCTATACTTCTTTACTGCAGGTTTAACTTCTCTAAACCTAGAAAAGTTTTTTAATATATCCCAGTCTGCGCGAATTCTTGTAGAAATATCTCTGTCACCAACTTTGAAGCGACTTAATTTTTCTAAAAGAATAATTCTCTGAACAGGATGCAGATAATGAAAATTTATTGCTGTCACTAAATTACTTTCAATGTTAAACGGAAGTATTAGTGGAAATTTGTCAAAGTATGGTAACTTGTCTCTAGTCACTGGATTTGCATAGTGTATCAAGTACATGCGTCCAGGTAACATTCTGTTTGTAAGATTTTCTGCATACTCTCTTTGAAACTGTGCGCCTGTATATGCAGTACCCACAACTTCTCGTACTTGGTCTTGATACCACTGTACGGAGCGAGAAGCATCACCTCTCGCAATTCTAACTTGTTCTAAGATACCCATCTCTTCTGCCATAATAGTATTTATGCTAGTTTAAATGGTCTTCTGTTAAAATTATGAATTCCCACTTACGGTCTTTGCAATATTCACTTGCCGCCTTCCATTTAGCAGAATTTATACCCCACGCTTTAACTTCACCAAACCATGCTCTAGTCTTCTTTTTTGGTGCTTTGTCTGGTGGTTTTGTATATTTTTTCGGTTTTACTTCTACAAGAAAGGATTTTAGTTGACCATCTTTAGTTTTAACTTGCACATAGAAATCAACAAAATATCGATGAATTTTTTTATCTAATGGAGATACATAAGGTATAACAGTTTCTTCACTTCCCCACTTTACTACATCTGGATTTAAATCACACCACTTCATCATCTTTCTTTCCCACAAAGAGCGATAGATAATATTTGTTGGGTTACCTTGATATTTTCCTGGATTAACGGGAGAATATCTTCCTTTGTATGCCATGTGTAAAACTCATATAAATAATATTGCAATAACTATTTATACAGGAGTACCCAATGGCATCATTAGGACAATTAGTTGGTGACATCGTAGGTGGACATGGACTTGTATCATCTCGACAAGAACCTAGAAAAACAGGTCGGCAATATGGCACTTATGGTTTAACATATCCTTTAGATATGGGAATCGAAGCACCTGCTGAACTTGATAATCATATTATATTTGATATCTATATTGATGACAGTACTTCTTTTGCCGCAATTAATCAAACAACTGCAGGTGAACCTCAAGCATTTCAAGGTCACACAGCAATCGCATCACAAAAGATGAGAAATGGACTCTCAGCATTGGGTCAAGAAGGAGCATCCGTAGGTGATGCGATTAGTGGATGGTTAGGCGCAAACGTATCATCTGGAGTTGGTGCTGGTGCTAAGACTGCTACAGATTCCCTAAACAACTTTGCTGGATCAGTTTTTGCTGGTGCGCGAAACATGAAGAAATTAAACACCTCTATTGCTCTTGCTGTTCCTA